CCAACGATGGAGACAAGCTGACCGGGCTGGAACTGCCCAGTTACGGCACCCGTGATAGTAAGAACTGTTCCGGCCTGCGACCCGGATGCAGCGGTGTTGGCAGTGGATGTGATCGGGCCTAGCCCAGTCGCTCCGCCGCCGTGGACGTAAAGCAATGCATCTGTGATTGGCATAACGCGACCTCCTAGGTCAGGATCGTTTCAGTGTTGAGAATCTTCTCGGCAACGTAGATCGGGATGCCCTGGAACTCCGTAACGGCACTTCCGAAAACATCCATCCCCGGCTTGAACATCGTGTAGGCATTGATCTTCTGGCTCACGGCGCGGATGTCAATCTGCGTCTTGAGTGCGCGGTTGACCAGAATCACAGTGCCTGCAACTTCACCGGAACGCGGAAGTTGGTTCTTGGCTTGGATGAAGATGTTTTCATCGAAGTTCCCAGTTCCGAGTGCAATCGGATTGATGTTGGCGATGCGCTGAACGCAGCGTTCGTCCGCAATCTGCAACCCCATGTACCACAGAAGATGAGTGCGGAGAACCTGATACAGGTAGTTCGCGCCGACCGCGCCAGTCCCGCTCGAAAGTTCCTTAGTCACTTCGCCAAGGTTCTCTGCGCTCAGTCCAGCCGGAGTGTTGGGAGGGTAAATCCCGTACACCGAGTCTTCGCTGAACTGGATCATCCATGCGGAGGTAACGTTGCCGGTTGTAGCCTTGCCATCCCACACGTTCGGCATCCAGCTTGTATCGCCATTCGGGTAGGATTCGAGGTTGTTGAATCGAGTTGCGAGGCCGTTGAAGCCTCCGGGGTTCTGCGCGAGAGAGCCATAGAAAAGCATCGACTCCATCGTCTGAAACAGACCCTCGATGTGGTTCGCGTCCTGATCGGCTCGCCATGCGTTCGGGTCGTTCTGGATTTTCCACTGGGCCTTATCGACCTCGGAGTAGTCCTCGAACATGGCGATAGGATCGTTGATCGGAGCATTCTTCGACGTGGTCGCCTTTACGCCCTCATTGAAGCGGCGGGTGCTGGCAACCGGAAGAGAGTCGGTGCGAGTTGCAATGTTGGAGAGGATGTTGTTGCTCGCCACCATTGGAAGCATCTTGACCAGCGGTGTCATGCGGTCGAGGACGCGCTTGGGCATAACGAATCGTGCCCCTGCATCGGTGGACGAATAGTTCGCCACGATGTCGGTAAGTGTGGAGTAACCAAGCTGCGGAACGTCTGCCATCTGGAATCTCCTTTAGAGATTATCTTTTCGGCGGGGGCATCGGGCCTTTGACAGAGTAGTCGATGAAGGTTGTTCCCTTCGATCCGCCACCCTGCGAGTTCCCGCCCTGCGGTGAACGGTCTTCTCCAGTCAAAGACGCGAGTTTGACGAGCAGCCGAATCGTGTCAGAGCGATTTACGCTCGTCCCCGCATCGAATGACTTGTCAAATTCAGTGCCTATGTGCTTCTGGAAAAGACGTTTGGCCAGTTCCACGTTGGTATCGTACTTGTCGCCGTACTCGCTTCTGAGCTTCGTGTCCAAAGCGGTAATCTCATTCTTGAGAGAAGCATTGTGCGCTTCCACCATCTTCTGCACTGAGGCGTTCCATGCTGTACTCAGTGCTTTTGCCTGGGGTTTGGTCAACCCTATAGAATGAAACTGCTGCTTCCACTGGCTCGTCCACTCGGTAGCGTTCTTGTCCTCACCGTCGATCTCGTATTCGTTGGCAGTTTTTGGTCGGCCTAAAGCATCGTAGTACGCGCTGCGCTCCACATCGGTCGCATCGTCTTTCAGTTTGGGTATCGAGTTACCGAGCTTCCCCTCCAGATCGGCAGTCTTTGTGCGAAGTTCAAGATCGCTTTTGGCAAAGTCACCAACCGTCTTGAATGGGACAAAGGCTTCGTTCTGTTTGAGGTCGTCAGGCAAACCCGCTCGCCATCCTAAAGAATCTGCTGATGGTTGCACGACTTGTACATCTTCAGGCATAGTATCCTCGTTTCAAAGTAAACATCCAATTTTACGGAATGTCAAATGGTTCTCTGTATATCCAATGCCTCGAACCCCAAAAAGTCGTAGCAAAAGTGTTTCAGCTTGCAGTTGTAGTCGTCCCAGAGAGTGAACCCACTCTGTCGTGCGCGATGAGAAAACGACCAATCATCCTGATAGCACAGACCCTCATGGATCATCGGCAAGAACAGCGCGTATTGCTTCTCAGAGCCTTGCTGGTATCCCAACTCCGGGTAGTCGGCAATCATCTTCTCGATAACGCGCCGCTTGATCGTCATAGTGTGACCGCAAGCAAACTGCGTCTCGTAGAGTCCTCCAGCTTTGTACCTCTCGGCGAACACATCTCCCGACTCGATATAGTTGGCCGGGGTCAACTCATTGACCATGTTCTTACGGTAGACCCCGTTCACCACATCTTTGTCATCGTTGACCAAGCGAACGATAGTGTCTGGAGGGAGAATTACGTCGTCGGCGGCGAGGAACAGGTGCGTATCTCCAGACGCAAGCATGTGCGCCATGAGCGGCCCCGCGTTCTGGAATCCTGGGCAACCTCTTCGCACCTTCTCAAACGTCACACTGAATCCCGCCTGTTGAGCATAAGCAATCGCCACATTCAGCGAGTCCATGCTCTCGTCGAATGGCTGAGAGCGGGGCGCGATCCCTACGCGCACCCGCACCAAGTTAGGAAACACCACAGGCTGCATTTCCATTAGGTTCCGCTCACCAGAACAACCCCACTGTTGGTGCCGGTCTGGACAACAACCGCAACAGAAGACGTGCCAACCGTTGCGCTGTTGGCTGTGTTTCCGCTGACGCTGACCTGAATCGCATTGGATGAGTTTGTGTTCTGAATGATCGTCGGCTGTCCCGGCTGGCAGACAGGAAGAATGATATTCAGAGCAACAGTCGGGTTGACTGTGATGAGCGATGCCCCGGCCTGCTGCGCGTTAAGAGTGAGAGGGCTGGCGGATACGGTTCCAAGATCAAGCTCGCCGTAGGTTTGCAGGGATGCCGCGCTCTGGGTTGACGTAGCTTTGAATCCGCTACGCTCTTCGGGGATGCGCAAACTATCTCCCCCGGAAATCAGAACATTGCGGTAAGTCGCACTGGGGTTAGCCATTTACTTCTCCTTTTCGATCATTCCAAGCTGATTGTAAATCTGGTCGAACGCTCCTGCTAATGTGCCGACGACAAGAGCAAAATTGTACTCCGCTACCTGATCTGTTTCTGGGTCTAAGGTTACACCATAATGCCCCTTCGTCAAGATGTCTCCCAAAACCACACGTCCCTCAGCCGAGCCAAAAACATTCTTGTAAAGCTGCTGCATCTCTTTAGGCTCCGGCATTCTGATCCCCTCCACCCATCAAGTTCTGCAAGATGCTTCCAGCTTCAGGAGCTTTTGCCAGCGATGCAGCCGCCTTCGCCATCTTCGGGATAACCTCCGCATTCTGTTCCTGAGAGGCTTGTTTGTTGAGCTGATCCAGAATGGCTTTGTAGGTCTTGTCATCATAGATGCACTCAACCGGAACGCTAACCGCATCTCCCAACACACGAACCGTCTGTCCAGTATTCACGATATGGGCAACGCTGGGATCAAACTGCGCTACCTGTTGCACAAGTCCAAGGAATGACTGAATCGACCTCACCTTCGTCAATCGGGTCTGAGCCTGCGCCAGCGGCCCAAGGTACTGCACTTCTACCGGACCGTGAATTGACTCAAGCAAAATGTCTGGCGGAGTTGGGATTCTCCCAGCCTCAGCCTCAATCGAGTACACGCGGTTGATGATCGGGTCGAACGCCTCTGACTGTAGATTCCCCACGCGGGTTCCGAGAATCGCAGCCTTCTCTCCCTGCAACTCCATCACCTGCTCCTGCACCATACGTTCGCTCTTACCTGCGTTGGCAAGTTGGCTCATCATCATAAAAACGTCAGTGTGGAAGTGCTGGTTCACAATCTTTGCAACACGATCCTGATACTCGATATTGAAGGGAAGACTCTGCACCCCCGTATCTAATCGCTGGGGCATCCGCGTCCGAATGTCCCCTCGATTAGCCTCCATGTAGGTGATGCCATTCGGCCCGCGCTGGATTGCTCCACGCATGTCGGAATAAGCTACCAGTGGAGGCTCTGCCGCACGTTGGGCAGTTACCAAGTTGGTTCGTGCCATCTGATTTAGTTGCGCGATGGAAATAAAGGCATCATGTCCCGGCCCACGCCCATAGACCTCATCATCGTTTTTCCGCCACCGCCATGTGACAATAGGCATTGAATCATAACCACCTTCGCTCAACAGCGATATGCCATCGTCCCCCGTGGATTTGCTGCCATCCGCCGAAAGAATCTTCCCGCCCTGGCGGTAGACCCAGACCGATTCCCACTTCTTCCCCTTCGCGTCAATGCGTCCAGGATTGAAATCTCTGCGCGGATAGATTGCATGGAGTACGTCGCGCTCAGAGTACAGGTTCGATTCATAGTCTCTCTTGAAGTTGCGGTCGGCCTTGACCATTACTTCCATGCCGAACTTCTCTTCCAATTGGCGGAGAGTCATCTTGTAGACGCGGTAGATTGTGTCCACTTTGCCAAACTGATTCTGAGCAATGAAGCACTCCCGATAGTGAGGCACGGTAAAGACGATGCTGGAGTTTTGGATGTCCTCTTC